GTATCTGCTGGAGGTTCGGGTTGTTATAACTAAACCTACCTGTTACTGTACCGCCTTGATCTGATCGTATTTGATTTATTTCAGCATGTATGCGACCCTTGTGTTCGTGTTTAAGTATTGTGTCAATAAATGTTGTATTTGCTTTGTTGATCTCTCTTGCTTCGTTAATTAGTTTTGGTAGCTCAGCTGGGTGTGTTGCAAGAAAGTTTTTTGTAAAGCTGGGTGTGCCTTTTTCTGTCCTGTCGTATGGTAGTTTTACTTTTTCAAATGCTTTTGCAATCGATGCTGCAGCCCAGATCTCCACATCAAAACCTGCTATCTTATTTATATCTCGTAATAAATTTTTCTCTGTTTCTTGTAGCTGTGCCTTGACAGACATGGCTTTTTGTACATCTACACGTACACCTTGAAATTTCATATCGACTAGACATGGAAACAAATTAGTTTCTAAATTAAATACATCCCACAGATCTTGCTTTGATATTTGGTGCTGCAGTGCATGCCATAACTTCAGTGTGATCTCTGCATCTTTCTCTGCATACTCACCAACAAACGGTGCAGGTAGTCTCCACATCTCTGCTTTTGGATTAACACCAAAATCTTTTGCAGCATCTTGTAAAAGTTTTTCGTTCTTACGCATGCCAATATAGTCTTTACCAACAGAATCCAGTGTGTAACTAAATCTGTTTTCATCAATCAAACTTGCAGCGATCATTGTGTCAATGATGCCACCGTTTATTTGAAATCCCATTGATCGTATCCATGACACATCGTACATGGCGTTGTGAAATATTTTTGTAGAGGTTGTGTGTAAAACTTCTTCGAACCAATCTAAGACTAATGCGCGGTCCATGTTCCCACCACCTTCGTGCGCGATAGGAAAGTAGCCGGCCCAGCCTTCGACCGCAACGGCAATGCCAACTACTTCCCCGTCCCTTCTTACCGAACCTGATCCCATTGTTATCAGGTTTGGATCTCGTGTTTCTAGGTCAATCGCAATCTCTGAGTGACTAGATAAATCTGGTAATCTGTCTGGAGGCACCCATTCAGTCTCTGGCGTGAATAGTGGTTGTTGTAGTGTTCTCATTAGTTATTTGTTTCGTAGTTACGTCCCATTAAACTTTTGTTTTTTTCTTTTTTGTAATAATTTTCTGCTTCTCTAATTATTTCTTTTAACATTGTGCTGTTACACCAAGGCTTACCACAAATATGGTTTACCCAATCTAACATTCGAGCTCCTGGATTAGAGTCATCATAAAATAACTCAATATAATAATCACCACCATCTTTTAATTCTTGTTCTGTTGGTTTTTCAAATCTTGGATTAAAAAAAATGTTTAAGGCATAAGCTTCTTTATCTTTTGTTGGCCAAACATATCTTGGGTAAAAATATTTATCCATATCTGTTGCAGACTCAATACCCATAAATCTACCACCAATTTTTTTTGGAATTTTTCCGGTTAACTCCATCCAATACTCATCAGAGTTATTAGTAACTTCTTTACCGCTTTCGATAAATTTTACTTTGTTTCTGTTCTCACCATAACGATTGTCAAATTCTTCATTCATTTTAATAATCCCTTTCTATAATCATATCTATAAAGTGTTTTGCTTTCTCGAGGCTCTCTTTGCCTCCCTTATCTTGATGTCTTACAATATATTTTATAGCTGATCCCTCAGCAAATAACAACTTGTTTTTATTGATAAATTCGCTAGGCTGTATCTTATATTTTTTGTAATGACTACCCCCAACCTGTGTTTTGTACGCACTCATTTTTTACCTTTCATGTATTTTTTGTACATATCGCCTCTCGTTACTTCGGCAACTTTGTCAAAAAATTCTTCGTTTGTCATGTCAACTTTCATTGCATTTATTCTTTCATCTAGAGGTTGACAGTTTTCTACATTATTAGGTCCTCCTCTTGCTGCTGGTAAAATGTGATCTAAATTACACGCATAGTGATGCCCTTTAGGAACCATCACAGAAACTTTTCTGCCTGTGATTTTACACGCTACCCACGGAAAAGAATAACCTTTTTCATCTTTACCGTCGTATGGCCATAAGTGTTTGGCCAGTTGCTCTCTTCTAGTTTTCATATCTAGTCCTTTCGTTGAATTTTCTTTATCTTTGTGAAAACCTCTAACTTTATAATCCCAAGTTCTTTCAGGTCTTTTGTTTGTTAACGCTTTATCCCTTTTGGTATCCATCGCTTTATCCCAAAAGTGATCTACCTTAAGTTGAAAGTGATCTCTTCTTTTTTGCATCCTAGCTCGTGTTTTTTCTTTTTGACCCTTGCCATAGTGATAAGAAAGCGTTGACTTGCTCAACTTAAACTTGTGCGCCAGATTTTTGTAACTCCATCCTTTTGCTCTCCATCTGTCAATTCTGTCCCACACCTCTGGATCGAGTCTGTTAGCTGTCGTTCTTTTTTTAGTCATAAAATATAAGCCCTCTCATAGTTTCTTGGTTCTAATATGTGCAAAGCTTTCTTTGCACGAGTCACTGCTACATAAAAAAGACGATGTAATTCATCTGGATTAATATCGTTGTGATCAACAGCAGACTTAGTAATATCAGGTAAAAGTAATACATTGTCGGCTTCACCTCCTTTAGCTCCATGTATTGTTGATAAAGTTATGCGTGGGTTTTGTTTAAAACTTTCTTTATTCGCTAGCATATTACGAATATAGTTTTCTGTGTTGGTATCTAAACCTGCAAACGCTTTGTACCAAACATCTTGAGTTTGTAATCCGTGGTTCTCGGTGCACTCTTCAATAAAATAACCATCTTCGTTCTCGTCCATTGTTTTACCTTTTTGATAACCTTTGGTTACGTTAGTTCCAAGATAAGAATAAATATTTTTTATTGATGCGACCGGTAATAATGTTTCACTTTTTCTCCACCTTTCCCACGTTTGTATTGCGAGAAGTAAATCTAGTTTGACAGAGTTTTTTGTTTTATGTGAATAGTACCAACCTTGTAATTCACACAAGTCTTTTATGTCATCAAGAAAATGATTGGCTGATGACAACACCAACCACTCACCTTGTGACATGTTTACTTGCGTGACATCAGAGTATCTTGTTAAGTCACCCATCTCTTGTCTGGGTAAATAGTCTTTGTCATACCTGTTGGAAACATTCCTAATAATTTTTTGTGACAACTCGTGTATCGGTCCACCAGGTATTCGATAAGATTGATTTAATGTATCGACGTAATCTACTTCTTCTTTAAGTGCAATAAAAGTATCAACATCAGCACCAGCCCATTTAAAAATAGCCTGGTCATCATCACCAGCAATATACGTCTTGTCGGCTTTTCTCCATAACGTTCTAACCATTCTCCATTGTAAGGGTGAAAGATCTTGTGCCTCGTCAATAAATAACACGTCGAAAGACGGTGATATATCCTGTTCAATAAATTTTGATACCATGTCATTATAGTCAATCAGTCCTTTTTCTTCTTTGTATCGTTTAAGTTCTTGATCTAAAAGATATAATAGATCACGCTCAATGTCCAGACTGTGCTCATTTCTGTCATATAAATCTAACACCGGCATCTCTAAAACTCGTGCTTTGTTAATCAAACGAAGATATTCGTTGTCAGAATTAAATGTGCCATTACCATCTTCGTACCAAGCTGTCTTAATCGGTATGCCACATTTCAAACCAAAGTCTCTGTAGTCTGCATAACCCATCACAGTCTCTTTCTTTGCACCCAACATCCTAAATGCTAGTGAGTGTAGCGTTCTAAAGTATGGTATGTCTTTATAGTCCAACATAAATTTTTCTTCTGCTCTTCGTGTTGCTTCCCATGCAGCTTTCTTTGTAAAAGAAAAGTATCCTATCTTTTTTATGTCTGTGCCTGATCGCAAGAAATCATCTACTAAATCCAGTAGTGTGGTTGTTTTGCCTGTGCCTGGTGGTCCTAGTATTATTGTTTTCATTAGAACGGCGTCTCCTGATATTTCTCTTGGCTTATCTCTGGTTTTGTTTTTTTCATCGCTTTTATTTTTATGACTCTTGGTGTCTGGTTCTTTAGAGTCATTCTAATCTCGTCTTCAAAAATATCTTTGAGTGTCTTTATTAAATTACCTGTTTTAATTTTATCCATCTCCCAGTTGTTGCGTTTGCAAAAAGAATAAAAATCATCCATTCTAAAATATGTATAACCATCGTCAGTCCAGGACATTTTGTTGAGCATGTCTTCTTTTGTTCTTGCAGCAGGTCTGTTGACTGTAAAGTCGTACAATAAATTTACTATCTGGTTTATTGGATCTAGTGACTCCAATGGTTCTATCTCTTGCAAATTTTGCATCAAAGTTTTTAAATAAACTTCTCTCCAGTCTTGCGCTTTTGGTATCGGTGACACTACGTTTGCTTGATCTAATACTGCTATCGCAAACAAATTAGGATTGTGTAGCTGCTCTGTTTTTAGTTCTACACGTTTGCCACCAACATTTAAAAACCATTGCGGTGGATTAGATGTTATCTTTGTTAATGTATCTAGCTCTGGCATCTGCTCTTCTTCAAAACCAACACCAAACTTTTTTGTTCTACACTTCGCAGCATTACACACACCACATATCGGTTGCTCTTTACATCTGTATTTATCGTAACCTTTCTTGGTTACAGATTTAATTACCAACTGCACTTCTTGATAACTTAGTGGTGGGTCCATATATGTTTGATTGTATTGACCTACCTTGTTCTCCCAGTCTTCAAAAGCTTTCTTACAAAACACAGCTATGTTAAACAATGAATTATTTCTCGATCCCTCACCAAACCCATCTACAGCTAGTTTATTTAAACAAGGAGGCCCTTGTTCAAATGCCTCTTGCACTTTTGTTTCTTTTACAACTATCTCTTCTACTTGCTCTCTTGTCTGTGCCCATTCGTCGTATATAGAATAGAATGATTCTAAACTAGCAGCCTCACCACCAGCTTTGATTGCATACCTCAAACCACGTATGCCACCGTGGTATGGTAGGTTTAAAAAATTACCTGTGTCTCCACGTTCGACTAATATCTCAGTTTGTTTTGGAAAAATTTCACTGCCCGCATAACCCAAAGCTTCTGCCATTGCTTTGAGTTTAGATTGCATGAGAGAAGCAGGAATAAATTCTTTTGTAAATAAAAATAAATGCGCGCCACCAGACTTAGATCTAAATGTCACCAACGGAAAGCTAAGCCCTTTTATGTTTCTCATCAACACCAGGTGGTCTACGTTGTAAACATCTACATCAATGCATCCCCACTTACATTCATTGTTTTCGTTTATTGGTATTACACCAAGGGCTGGATCCTTACCTGCTAAGTGATCTTCCCAAAGATCGTCTGTAACTGTTTGTCTTTTTATGAAAGCCTTTCCGTCTGCTTTACCTTTGTCATTTGTTGATCCTGATAGTATCAATTGACCGTAAGCACTATTATTTCCTTGAAATATTTCTTTAAAACGTTCCATAATGGTTTCTATATTCTTTTATTCTTTCTGCATTTTTTGTTCTATATTCTTTCTGATATTCTTGACTTATTCTTTTAAAATAAGCCACGCCCTCCGGACTTTCTTTAAACACCTTCAAAGTGTTTTCTAAACTTTTAATTTTGTTTCTTAACCTTTCTAAAGTTTTTATTCTGTAATATTTTTTATGATAAATAGTTCTATTATCTACCCTCTTTCTTTTTGTTTTGCGGGCCCGCGTTAACGGGGGGAATCCAATACACGAGCCCGCCATGATTAAAATGGTACCTTATCCGAACTTGATTCAGACTTAGTATCTTCTTCACCATGTTTTGCAGTAACGTCACCCTTGTTAGCGCTTACAGCAAAACTCTTTGCCTGCTCGTATAGACCTTTGTCTTGAACAGGACCAACCTTTTCAATAGTCCAACCAAACCAAGTCCCCTTGTCATTTGATTGTTGTACTGTTTTAAGTTTATACACGTGACTGTGCATAGCCGGTGTGAACATACCATTCTTACCTTTAAGTTTGATACTGTTCATCATTGAGTTCCATGATCTACTAACTTTTAGTTGCGTAGATTTCATAGAAATCAAAGCGGCTTCACCTGATTCTAACAGCACAAAGTATGATGCCGTGTTCTCTAGATAGTTACCATTAGGTAATCTATCCTTATAACTTGCATCACGAGTTGCCTCTTTAATTATGCCGCTATCAACAGAGTGTATCGCGATAGGAGCACTTGTGCCCTCACCACGATCAGACCATTCAACGTACTCACGTTTGTAATAACATGGTATTACGCTGACGCCCTCTTCACCATCGTAGAGTTGCTTCGTCACGGTATTGAATATCATACCTGGTTCAGCACCTTCCACATATTTTGCATCCCGTTTATTAGTCTCGGGAGACAGTTGACCTAACACTCTAAGAAATGGCAATGCAAAGTCTTCTGACCCCATATTGCTAAAACTCGTGTTAGCGTCTTGCTCAAACATGCTAGTCAAAGCAACGCTTGAGCTTTCTTTTTTTGCTACTTGGTTCATCGTTCTTGTTTCCTTTACTTCCGGCCTATTTTTGTTTGATCTTTAATAAAAACATTAAAGAATTGTGAGGGCATGTCGAGGCCGGCCTCGACACGCTCTCTAAAGAGTGCTTTCAAAGTCATAGGTTCTACCTTCTGCTTTTGCG